TAAAGAATTTTGTTCCTTTAGCTAGGTACTTATTATCTAAACTAGCAGCATTGTTATTGTTAACTAACTGCACAGTATAGACAAACCCATCACCTGCAGGGATAATATCATCTGCAGTGATATACAATTCAAGACCATTGTACTTATCATAAGTGATAATATCACCATGACCAAATGATCTCTTGTTGACCTTAATCTTAAATGTAGTGCCATCTACACCTTTGCTAGCGTTAGCAGGTTCAATGTCAGCCACAATATAAGGCAGGTCTTGAGCAATAGGAGTTTGCCATTTGTACTCACCTCTAGCGTTGTCCACCAAGATTGTATTCTTTCCACCAAAAGAAGCCATTTGATATAAAGGCATTTCAACTTTTTGAGTCATTGCCCATAAATCAATTGGTCCCATATCCATAGGCTCAGGGTTACCAAGCATCTGGGTAAGGTGATAAGAATCAACATGAGAACTTGCTTTATAGCTTGTATCTCTTAGGAAAATCCCATTATTTAAAACTGGAGTTGCCATAATTTGATTGTTTTTGATTGTTAATAATTAATTTCAGTTTATATATTTAATTGTTGTAATTAAATTCGTTTAAAAATATTTGTTGGCCTTTTGATCTTTCTTTTTGAAGATTTTCTTTTACTTTCCTCATTTGCTTGTTGCACACCTAATGATGTACCACCTGCATTTGATTGTTCAGTCTTCAACTTTCTGACCGTTTTCTCTACACTTTTCTGAGCTCCTTTATCCATAATCTTTGCTTTGTATCCTTCTGGATCCTGTAGCAACCACAGTGCTTCAGATATTAAAGAGTAGTTTGGCTCAACAAACTGATACTTTTCTAGTAAGTGTCCTAATAAATTAGTGTTTTTCCCACTTACTGAAGGATAATTAGGTTGTACCAACCCGTGATATAACATTGCTTGAGTCTTTCTATCAACTTTAATGTCACCTAATTTACCATCTTTCAAAGTATCATATACATTCTTCATATATGCTTTAGATGCTTGTTCTTGTTGTTTCTTCTTAAGCTCTTGCTCTTGAATCTTTTGTGCAACAACCTTTTCTTGCATCTTGTCCAGTTTAGGCTTAAACTTGTTAGCTTGTTGTTCTAACTTACCTAAATCTTTCCATATTTCAATTTCTTCTTGAATCTCTTCAGTAGTACCATATCCAGTAGCACTAAGATATTCAGTAATAATTTTTTCTTGATCAGATGCTTTCTTTACATCTAGATCTCTTGTTTCTTCAACTTGGGCAAGAGTTGAAAACAATCCTTTTAAATCTTTACCACCATCTGCTACATATCTTGCAGCAATTTGTAATTCTTGTGGTAAACTTTGAAAGAACTGCTTTGGAGTTTCTTGTCTTACTTGATTTGCTTTTTCTTCTAAGTTAGCTTCAATTAACTCTTCCCAATCCTTTGCGGTATATTCTTCTAATGGTTTGTCATCATCAAAAGGAACTATTTTATCTTCCTTTATTAATTTACCAAAAACATCAGATATACCTGATATAGTTTTTCTACCTCTCTTTGCCTTTGGCTCTTCTTCAGTTTCTTCAACTTCATCAAGAGAGTTTAAAATTTCTTCAACATTTTCTTCTGTCTTAGTCTCCTTGCCTTCTTCTGCTTTGACTTCTTCTTCTTCTTTTACCTCTTCTTTAGGTTCTTCAGCTTTCTCCTCAGCTTTCTCCTCAGCTTTATCTTCTGTCTTAGCATTCAAATCATCAGCATCATTTGCATCAGGATCTAAAAAGGACATATCTGACTTTTTTCCAGTGCCAGAGAAAATGTTTGTTGGCTTTTTAGAATCTTGTTGGATGATGTCAGCACCACTTGGTGCAGCGTTAAAAATCTCATCCAAATTGATATCTACTTGTTCTACGTTACTGTTCACAGTATTTGTTTCTGTATTACTCATAATTGTTGGTTTTAAAGATTTATACTTCTTACATATATAATATAAGAAACTTTTTTCATTCTAAACTTATAATATTTGGAATATTATGAAAATAAAATGCAGTATATAGCTAACGTTTATTTTTTATCTTCAGATTTGGGAGAATCATACTTATTTTTGTTCTCTTTAGCTATTTGAAGTTTGGTGTCAGCTATTTGTTTTTGTGCAGCTATCTTTTCTTTTTCAACAGCTAGCCTGCTATTTTCCATTGAAGCTTTGGTAGCATTTTTCTGACGTTCTAAGTTCATTTTCTCTTGATATTGTGTAGTATCTCTAATATCTTTCATAGCATCTTGATAATCAGACATTTGGTTTTGGTTTATATCTACCATAGAACCATAACCAGCTGATCTAATCTCAGCTAAAAGAACATCATTTTGTCTGTCTTTTTCATTTTCAGCCATCTCAACTTGTAGCTTTTGTTGCTCTTCTTGAGCTTTTGCTTGTAATTGTTGCTCTTGCATCTCACGTTGTTGTTGCATTTCTTCTGCTCTTTGCTTTTGTATTCTTGCTTCAGAATCTTTAAGTATATCTGAAACTTCAGCAATTGAGTCAGCTTTAACAATATTACCAAGCTCATATATGCTTGCACCACTTGTATTATTAGTAAGTGCTAATTGTTTAAGGTTTTCAAGTATAGCTCTGTGATTTGTTTTAGTGGTAGCAAATACATTAAAATCTCTAAGTAGTAGATCTGTACCATTTATAGTAAAGTTTACTTTCTCAGCCTCTGTAGATATATAAGAAAGTCTTACACTTGGATTAGTGCTATAATAATGTTGTGCTAAATCAGTTCTCATTTGATGTACCCTTGGCATTAAATGATCTGAATGTTGTACAAAGTACATTTCTGTTTGTGCATATGATTGCTGCATTGCTTGTACTACACCTGTAGCAGTTTGTGCTGATACAGCTCCACCTAAACGTTGTGGGTTTATACCAATTGCATCAAAACATTGTTGTTTAAAATAATTTGCAAGTTGAATTCTAGACATCAATCTATTAGTCTGCTCCATATTAAGAGTTTGATAATGATTGAAGTTAGTTGCATTCTCAGTATTTGTAATTGATGTATCAAGAGGTAGCATCTGGAAATCCTTCATTGCTACATATGCTTTTGCATAATTATTCTTACCCCAGTCCTCACCCATAGAGTGACGTGGTAAAGCATTTTGATCAAACATAATTACAGTGCCTAATTCATCTATTAGAATGTCAGCAATCTGGTTATTAACCATATTATATCCAACTTGATATGCTTTCATCAAGTCTACTAAAGAAGTAGATCTTGTATTTCTATCTGAGAATACTCTTCCCTCAACAGGTAACTTACATCCATACAATGAATTATTACCTTTAAATTGAAATGGTAATCTGCCTGGTTTAGTTCTATCAATACCTAAATAAATAGGATTAATATTATCACCCATAGTAGATCTCCACATTGCAGGTAAGTTTGGACCAATCTTAACACCACCCCAAACTTCATTAATCCATATCCAATCTATATGCTCTCCTGCTAATAAGTTTTCTTTTGATTTGTTTTTAAATATAGAAGTATCATATACGGGCTTTTTAGTTATCTTAAAGGTTTCATCAACAATCTCTTGTGTAATTTCACCATCATCTTCTATTTTAGTTAAATGACCAACTCTTCTTTGTGTCTTCCAATATATTGTTGAAACTCTCATCAAGTTTCCTTCACCCCACATTTGAATATCTTCACCTTCATCAAGAATCTGACTTAGTATATCACCACCTCTTGCTGGATCATCCCAGTAGTTACTTGTAAATTGTCTGTATGGTAAACCTGGCATTTGAGTGTTCCACTCATGTGATCTTTCTGCATCATAGTATGCACCATCATTCTGATATCCATTAACTTGATATTGTGCTGATCTTGCAGGATATATTTTTTGTAATGACTTTAATTGTTTCTCATTCATTAAGTAACCGTATCTATCTACTACATCAGATACAGTCATCAAATCTACTTTGCCTACATAATTAGAATCAGCAATGTATCTTTGATCTGGAGACTTTTGATAGAAAGTTAATACAGGATTCCACAACTCTACATCATAGTCATCTTCTAACATACGGAAATGCCAGAACTCTCTATCTGCAATAAGCATATCTCTGAACCCTCTTTCTTCAAGTTCTTGCATTTTGAATCTTTCTTCATCTACTGCAAGTTGATGAGAAGCCCATTCTTCAACCATACTTCTATAAGACTTACTAAAAAAATCTTCTATTTCAGGTAAAGACTTTAAACTCTCTGGTGCTAATTGTTGCTTTGCTTCTTCTGAGGCAGGATCCATTCCCATCTCAATCATCTTACGTACCATCTGTGCTTCAGCATCAGCCAATAAAGCTTCTTCTATTTGAAATCTTTTTTGTTCTAACATCTCATTATATGAGATATCATCTATAGCTCTAAACTGTACTTTAGAATATCTTTTAGCAAATTCACCAGTAAGTACATTTATAACATTTGGAACAATAGGATAAAATTTTAACTCAAGTGCTGAATCATTCTCTTGAGTTAAGGTGTCCATTAAATCTTTGTATTCATTATCAGGCTCAACTATATAATCAGTTTTATCTATAATACCTTTTGCTAATTTATAGTTCTTAAGAAGTCTTCTTGCATTGACCCGTAAGAACTCTATTCCTTGTAACTCTAACCAATCAAGGTTCCAAGCTGCCCAATCATCTGTCTTTTTAGAATATGGTAAGAATTGTACTGGTTGGGTAAGACTAGAAAAAGTTGGTCCTTCTTCTGCCTTAGCACCATTTTTAAGTTGCATTGCATTTAATACTCTCATCTATCTAATATTTTTGAAACCAGATCTCTTAATTCTTGTTCTGTTATAACCATTTCTCCGTCCAAGATTTTTAAACGGACTATACTTTAATTTACCAATTTTTTCTGAATTAACCAAAGAATTGTCTTCTGTTTCACGCCTTTTAGTGTAACCCCTATTTGATTGTTGAATCTTTGCAAAAGCCACTAATGCACAGAATGCTACCATTCTATCTACGTTTAATCCTGGATAATAGGCAAGCATTTCTTTTATAAGCATTGGATCTGGTATACGTTCAATACCTAAAGTTTGAGACATAACATTACCTTCAACATCTAATTCTTCATCTATGACTTCTCTTAAAAATTCAATACCATCTGATATCAAATGGCTTTTAAATAAATTACCTGTATTCTTCCAACCATACTCTTGATATACAGTTCTATTTGAGCCAAGATCTTTTAAAAATAATATTTGTTGTTTAGGTACTAGATATCTTTGTTTCTTTCTAGCAATCATATGCTGTATAAATAAAGAAATGTTATTCTCAACAATAGTCCATGCATTGTACCATTCAATAATCATTTCCAATCTTTCATGGGTTTTATTTATATCATCATACCTACCACACCATGATGCAACAATTTTATCTTTCTCTATAAAAGTTTCTGTGTCACCAAATTCATTAGTTCTTATTACTTCAGTTGCATTCTTCATTACAAAAATACTACACAAAGAATCTGATGTAGTTGTTTTACCTTCTGATACAGGGTCAATAGATGCATAGTATGCACCAAACTGTGGATTCTTAACTGGTCTTTCCCATACAACAATAGATCCACTTTTATCTTGCATTTTTTTATCTACAGGAAACTTAGATATAGGAAGTTTATTTGTACGGTTTGCAACTATACCTTTCTC